TCGTCACGAGAGACTTCAGGAGCCATATAAGAATCTCTTAGATCGCTGATCTGTCTCTTCGCTTTTTCCGCATCCATTTTGAGCTCTAGCTTCGACAAACGAATCTCATCCTCTGTGTGTACATCCTCATCGAGTTTGTACTTCCTTCCAATCAAAAGATTTACCTCTTCTGATGAAAGGCTGGGGTGGTCGGCAGTCATCTGGAGTCTCATCACTGACATGTCATCCATTTCGGATGGGTCTAGCGATTGATACTTGTACCAGTCTTCTGGTGACCTCCCCGTTTCGAGAACGAACTTGTTGATCGCACTAACACGCTCATCAATTTCTACGGGTTTATTTGATAGTGCCTCCGAAATGTCGTCGTAGCTTCCGAAGTTCCTTCCTAGCCTTTCGCTAAGCAAGGACAATACTTCAGCATCGACATCGATCTCTTGTGGCGTCGTATCCTCATTTACGGGCTGCTCCACAGTCTCTGGCTCAGCTTGTGGCTGAGCTTCGACTGGTGCCGCCTCTTCTTGTGGCTGAACCTCTTCTTGTGGTTCGGCCTGTGTATCAGGAGTTGGTGGAGTATCGCTAATAGCAAACCCCGCCTGTCCCAATGCTTCTTCTACTTCTTTACTCATATCTGTACATTTTTATTAGTATTCTACTGTTAAAATTACTCGGCATTCATTGGCATCAGAAAATGTAGGAGCTCCGCTGATACCATCGGTGGTGCCATGCATAAAGACTGTGTGACCAGCGTTGATGCTCGTGATGGTGATGTCTTCTAGGTGAGGAGCCTCATGCCCGCCAATTGTCTGTTCGTCTATCCTTGCAAGCTGAAACATCTGCGGTGCCGCAAATCCAATTCGAGAACTATTTTGCTGATCCGCTTCTCCGTTGCTTATCGAAATAGAGCACATGTAGCCATTGGCTTCCCTCTGAGCTGCGTCTAGACCATATGGCTGATTTACGGCGCCTGGAGCATGCGTGTTCTTTTGATAAAAATGGATCGAAAACTCGTCACTAGTTAAAACAGCAGTTCCATTTATGAGAAAAAAGCCACACACCACACGGACACTTTGCGCAGGCAGTTGCAACTCGACAGGCGTAAAAAATGTATCGTGATCGTTAGAGTATGCATCTGTTGACACCACCACGTTTTGTATGATCGTTTTAAAGGGCATGCCGTCAGTATTTCAGATACAAAATAAATCGACACGAGTCGGTGGCATCAAAATTGCCTGACGTATCGACGTCTATCTGCCCATGTGCAAAAACTGTGTTTCCAATGTTGTTGCTTGTCAACACCAAGTTGCCTAAAAGAGGAGGTTCGTCTGCTGAAGATCCCGTATTGCCAAGCATCGTCATATCATAATGGATGGCGTCTGTTGGATTTGTAAAGCCAAAGGTACCTTGGTCTACCTCTGAAAATCCAAAACTGCACCCACCCAAATAACCATTTGCTTTGATCCTTGCAGCATTCAATCCTGTTGCTTCTGATGCAGCGCCAGGGATATTTGTGTTGTTCTGATAAAAATGGATTGAGCAGTTGTCTGAGGCCAATTCGTCACCACCGTGGACAATAAAGTAACCGCCAAGCACAACAACGTCTTTTGCAGGAAGTTGTATTTCTACAAAGTCAAAGAGCGTTTCGTGATCACCATAGTTTGCTGACGCATCTACGGTAACTTTTTGTATGAGAGTGTGGAAGGGCATATCGATCAATATTCTAAAGACAGCATAATCCTAGTGCTGGCGGACGCCCCAGTAAAACTAGGTGATGTGCTTATACCATCTATTGTTCCAACCATAAAGACCTTGTGTCCAATCGCAGAACTGGTCAAAACAAAATCACCAATTGTTGGGGTAAATTTGTCTGCGACGGCATCATTACTATACATCGCCAAGTCGTACATGGTGATTACATTTTCTCCTGGCATAGCAGTGTCAGAGCGATCAACTCTGGAGATTTGCAGGCAGCCTAGATATCCATTCTCTTCCATTTGATCTGCCGTCACGTTGAAGGGATCTCCCGCTGCGCCAGGCAGATGAGTATTCTTTTGAAAGAAATGAACAGCGCATTCATCGCTACTAAGTACATCGACGTTTGAATCCACAATAAAATATCCTCCTGTCACCAAGACATCCTTGGCTGGTAGCTGTATCTCTACCATGTCAAACAAAGTATCGTCGTTAACGTAAGTGCCCGTAAAGGTCGAAACGTCTTGTATGATTTTTTTAAATGGCATATCAATATTCTACACTGAGAATTACTCTGACCTTTACATCCGTTCCGTAAGCGGCAGCCGACCCGACACCGTCAATCGTTCCAACCATAAATATAGTATGACCTGGGTTGTTGCTTGTCAACACTAGGTTGCCAAGAAATGGAGCTCTAACAAAATTGTTGTTTGTTATGGGTATACCTAAGCTTTGCAGCTTGTACATCTCTAAGACATCATTTACGCCCATGACACCTGGATCTGAACTTTGAGATATTTGCACACCACCTAAGTAGCCGTTCTCTTTTATTTGAGCTGCACTAAGGCCAAAAGCATTTGCTGCTGTTCCAGGAGTATTCGTGTTATTCTGAAAGAAGTGAATGGCAGCTTCATCACTGGAAAGGCGACTTGAGTCTTCGTTCTGAATTAAGTGTCCGCCGTGCAAGACGCAAGACTTGCTTGGCAACTGCACCTCGACCATATTAAACAACGTATCGTTGTCAGAGTAGGTGGCACTGTTTGATACCGTAACGGACTGTATGATCTTCTTAAACGGCATTACAATTCAGTATTCAAGACTCAACAAGATGCGTATTTGCCCTAAGGCCGTAAAGTTTACTTTATCCTCATTTGCATCTGAGGCGGTAGACACCCTGTCAATCAGCCCCACAACAAACATCTTATTGCCTATTGACGTGCTCGTCAATCCACACATCCTATAGTTCCCCTGTTTGCCCTGTTGGTTGCTGTTGCTGGTATCGACTGCTATATCAGCGAGCTGTACAATTTTGTAGATGCGAGGCAAATCGAATCCCACCAAATCTTTGTTGATGATTGCATTGGGAGGCGTATCGCCAGCAGAAGTTGAATCAAGATAGTTTAGATCATTGTCACCCTTGAAAACATGAACACCAGTGAGATACCCATTTTCCTCCATCTGTGCTGCTGTAAGTCCAAACTGATCTTGAGGGGCGCCTGGAGCATGGGTATTCTTTTGAAAAAAGTGCAAAGTAACCTGATTGATGAATTCGGCATTATCCTCTCCGTCCTGCCCGAAAAGATCTAACGTACCTGAATCATCAATAACAAAGCCACCACGAATGACACAGTCTTTTGCTGGCATCTGAAATTCAGTCATACCAAAGATCACGTCGTTATCAACATACGACGTGCCCGTAGCAATGAGTGGCGTTATTTCGACCTGTTGAAATGGCACGCTCTACTCCTTAGCCTTTGGTGAAAAACGCAAACTCCAAAACACAACTGGCTGTATCGGCTCTGGCCTCCAGTCCTGCTCCATCGTTGATAGGGAAAAAGCAAAACTCTCCTGGGCTCAGTCTAGCATACTGAACGCTAGCCGTAGTCTGAAGGACAACGAAGTTTGTTGTGTCCATGTTTTTGGCATAGAAATATCTGATCCCACTAACGGCCTCATCTACGAGCTCCTGGTTGTCAGAAGTTGTAATGGTCTGTCGTGTCAAACCTTGATTCGGGCCTGCGGCTGCGATAGTCAAGGTGTCAGAAACAGAAAAATTCAAAGCATCTGATGAGATATCAGTGCTCACAAGAGTTAACGTAGGGGTCAGGGTTGCCATATTTGCGGTGTTTGTACTTTACCACAAATATAACAATATCAACCTTACCTTCTTTTCAAGCCAAACACCCTCTTCTGACTCTTCGGTGGGCGCTTCTTGCTCCCGCCTTTTCCTGACCACAAGAACCTGTTTGCCCAGTATGCAGCACTGCCTTTTCGCTTGATGTTTTTTGCATGCCGTGCCTTGAATGAACGGCGGGCCTCAGGGCTGTAGTTGTGACCCATAGACTGAGCCCCAAAGCGAATGATCTCACCCGACTCTTGTCCAGGGCCAATCGTGGAGACCACGACAGCCTTTTTGGTTTTGTGATCAGGAGTCATCTTTGGTGAGTTGACCTTGCGCACCCCAGCTTTTTTAAGCTTGGATGCGATGGCTTTTCTCATCGATGACCTGTCCATATTACAAAGATAGTAATTACGTAAGAGTCAAGGTAATCGACTTTGAGACTCGCCCACTGGTTGCGGTCAACGTGATTTGATACGTACCTCTGCTTGGTTCAGTCAAGTCTCCAAAAGAAAGCGTGGTGTTTGATCCAATGCCCACCAGTTTGGTATCACCTGCCAAAGCTGTGGTGCTTGTTGTCCCCAAGGTCATGCTAGTCTTAGCTTTGTTTAGTGCAATCTCAGTTCTGAGGTAATCCAGCTCCTCTTGCATCTTCTGTATCTGGTAAATCATTGCAGCCTCTGGACCAAAATCCAAGACCTCAAGATGCTTGCCATTGTCAAAGTTTGCTTTGATGCGTGCTAACTCATCCCCAGTTTTGTCGTGTATTGGCTCGTGCCTTCTTGTATTTAATGACATGTTATACTGCTGCTATTGTTACGTAACCACCGTGAATCTCGTTGCCAGAGGCATTATCCACATTTATCAGCAAGTAATTTGTTGTACTGCTGGTGACATCCGTTATATCAATCTCTGTTCCTACATTTCCAGTGCCCTTGCTTACCCCTGTCTTAGAGTCAATTTGCATCTCAAAGACTGTAATAGCGTCTGTAGCAGAGCCATTCACCTTAACGTGTGTTGCCTTATAGCCTGTTGGTATTGCTATAGAAGCATATGTAGTGTTGGAAGAATTTGATTCTAAAAAAAACTGGCTAGAACCACTGCCAGTATCATCTATCATAAGGGGCCTACCACCATCATCAGCAATAAAGTCTCTAGGCAATATTTTAATTCTTGTCGTTGAACCATGCCAACCATCAGAACCAGCAACTGCTGCAATGCGATCATTGATGGCTGCTGATGTCATCAGGTGCTCATCAGAGTCTACAAATTCACCAGCTATGTCTACATCATTTATAACATGTAGTCCAATTTTATATGAGTTAGAGGATACAGAATTAGCCTCAAGTCCACCAGTCACAGTAACCGTAGATGTTATCTGATTGCCAAGCGTAACATCCACCTCATCTTCAACAGAGCCGCTAGTAAGAATTATTCCCTCTTGCAATTCACCATCATGACTTGCTACTTGAAGATGTAATCTACCTTCTTCCGAACCATCAGTTGATTCATTTATTTTGCAAAATATTTGACCGTAAGCCTGTGAGTTTTGATTAGAGTCTTCACCCTCAAATCTTATGATACCTACAGTATCTTCATTTGATGGAGCAGTGCCTCTATCTTTGATAAAAACAAGTCTTTGACCGCTTGTAACATTTGCTTCAGACTTAATCTCAATTCTTGGAAAACCTCCTGAGGAACTCAGTAACTGAAGCGTATCGGTACTTGCATCAAAAGTCAGATTAGACTCAGCCTGAACAGCAGAAGTTCCGTTACCCGTAAGAAGTGCATTTGATGTCAGAGAGGTAGCCCCTGTACCACCACTACCTACTGCCAGAGTAGAAGACAGCCCTGCTGCTGTTCCGCTGGTGTTTTGATTAAGAGTGGGAACATTGTTTGCGTGTATTGTACCTGCCCCATCAGATGTAAGGTCTACAGGAATAGCATCAACGACAAGATCAATGGTGCCATCACTATCCTCGTATGTGGCAGAAATCCTAGTTTCTGTATTGCCACTAAACATAGCGCCTACAATATCTTGCACCTCCTCAGTAGTAAGCTGAGTGTTTGCAGTCATATCGTCAACGACAAGATCAATGGTGCCATCGACACTTCTGAATGTAGCACCTATACGTGTCTCAGTATTTCCACTGAACATAGCCCCCACGATGGCTTGTATATCTGAGGTGCTTTTTACCTCAGAGTTTGTAAGTGTAACTTGATCGCCAAGACGAGCCAAGGAAACGCCAGTACCAGCTTTTAATGTAACATCAGAGGAAGATCCCAAGCTGTCTGACAAGTTTATTTTTACCTCAGAAGCATCAGCCCCGTCTGCGGCGCTGAGTGTAGATGTGCTGCCAGCGTTAGCGGGTGCAAACTGACCAGATGAACTATTGAACGCCAACACCTGACCGTTTGTAATCCCTGATACACTAACATCAGTAAGGTTTCCTATAGTCGATGGAGTGACAGAACCCGTAAGATCTATGGATAGGGTATTTTCAGGACTGACAACTTTGGTGACTACGTTGGTAGACTCACTAAGAGTCAGGTTGACTTGATCAGCCCCAACAGCACTTGTCAGCACGTTGGTGCTGCTCGATACAGAAAGTGTCAAGTCGCTCATACCGTAACATCCTCATTGACTGTGATGACGCCTGTGAGCCATGTCTGGGTAACGCCAGAATTGATCGTTTGAAGATCGTACACATACAACCCGCTATCGATGCTTGCCATCACACTGGCTAAAATGGTCACCGTGATTACTCCTCCCGATGTTCCCGTTATTGTGATACCACTGTCATCAATGGTAGGTAGGGTGCTTACATCAGTCTCCCTCAACTGCATCTTGAAAGAGTATGTGTCAAGGTTTACAGCAGCACCAGTAGAATCTGATACATTGACAATCAAAGAGAATGTATCACCCTTACGACAGGTAATGTCCAACCGTTGAGCTACATCGAGGCTTACCTTACTCATATCAAATCAGGTCTTGTAAAAATTTCTCTAACCCCTCGTCCTTTTCTTTGACCTCTGGTAAGCGAGGGATCTCACCTTTCCTTTGAGAGATAAGCTTGGACTGCTCAGCCGCCTGCCGTGCAATCCTTTCATCCTTGCCCGACTCCTTCATAGTTTCAATCTTCTCTCTGAACTCCTGATCGCTAGCACGAGCGCCGAGGACTGCTTGAGCTTTGATCTGCTCAATCTCTTTTCTCATCTGATGCATAGCCGCAGCGACCTGCACATCGACTTGGGCTTTGAGCTGCATCTTCTGCGCATCGATCTGAGCCTCCATCTGCATCTCCTGCATCTTGGACTGTGAGGCTGCCTGCGAAGCCTGTGCATTGGCTTGTGCCTGAGCCTGAATATTCTGCTGAGCAAGCTGCTGCTGCTGGGCCATGCGACGCTTGCGACGCACGACGAGCAACCTCTCGGCTTGATCGATGTCCTTGAGTTGCCTTACAGCCATAGCATCTTCAAGATCTATTTCTTTCTGAGCCAAGGACGACTGGATGTTTTGTTCAAGGAAGATGCGATCCTCGTCAGACATAGACTTGATGACTTGGATGCCGAAGTTGTACATAGGTAGATCCTTGAAAGAACTCAACACCTCCATGTTGTACTTGCCGATAGCTTTTTCATAGGTGCGATACAGCACGGACTTTTCTGGAACGATCTGCAAGCACCTTACAATATCCTGACAAACACGTCTGTACAAAACAAGAGATGCATTTGTGATGTCATACAAGGCGTTGTTGCCCGCAGCTATAGCCTGTTGTTGAACACCCACCAAAGCATCGCCCTTAGGGGTCGATGCGTCCATGACTTCATTGACACCAGTAGCATCACGAATCATTCTCAAGTAATGATTGTACAGAGTGATGAAAGAGTTGATGTTTCTGATCTGGTTTTCGATAGATCGAATCGGTGGGTTCTGGAATCCGCCCTCTGGATTCTTCGAACGGTAGTACATGATACCCGTCTGCTCGTAGATATCCTGCAACTCCAAGGGACTCAGGTCACCGCCACGACCAAGCTGCACATTCTCCAAACCTTCGATGTCAATAATCAATCCGTCAGGCTTCGCCTTAGCTACGGCTTGCTGGATCTTACAGTGTGTAAGCTGCAACTGATCGGCAAAGCCCGTGATGCCGCCGACCAAGGACTTCGGAATCATACGTCTGATGTTTGTGCAGGCGATGCTGTACGAAAGCTCCGCACGAGAGATGTCGTGAACATTCTTGGGAATGTTCTTCATCCGTCCGTAGTTGAAGATCTTCTTGCTATCAACGATGTAGCATCCTCCGTACAAAGTCTCCACATCCATCTTGTATGGCTGGCGATCATATACGGATTCTGACACGGGCTTGAAAGCCATGCCCTTGTAGTAGAATCCTACATTGCCAAAGCGTGACTCCTTGCTTTCATAATACACCGTATCGACGCTCTTGAACTCGAAGTCCAAAACTTCGATCAAGTAGTCGTCATACCCGTATGTCTGCTTGCGTCCTGCACGATCATATCCACCACCCGTCATGAACTTCCCCTTGTCGTTGTAGCTTTTGTGCATGACCTTTCTGGCCAACTCCTCATATTCCTTCTCGGTAAACTCATCACCCGCCATGCGCTTCAAGTCCATGATGGACATGCGCTTGATGTGACCCGCATACACGATGTCGTTCATGTAGGGGTCTTCCGTGTAGCTATGCAAAAACATAGAGGGGTCTACATACTCGGTAGTGATACCGTAGTTCGGGTCGTTCTTTCTTTTGGTAACGCCCATGCCCACCTCCACCAAATCCTGCACACAGCGGCGGTATGTGTTTTGGTCGAAGCTATTCCAGTCCAGCGTCAGCGACGTAGCCATCTGCGCAGCAATCTCTGCGTTGGTCTTGATGTTCTGATCCAAAAAGATCTCAGCCTCCTCGGTAGTGTCGGGCACAGAGTCAGGATCGATCTTCGTGCTTAGACCCAAAGCCTTGGCCTCTTGGAAGGCTTGCTTGTTTTCAATCGTGATTTCGATCTCTTGCCTCTTGGTTTCTTTTTCCTGACGAGAGACGGGATCGATAGCCTCTACAGACGGATATGGCTTACGAGACAAAATCCTGTTGACGACGACCTTGACGAACTTGGGAATGATAGGTACGGGTGACCAATCGATATTCAACAGTGTCCCATCCCCGTTGTTGGGGTCAAGGCTATTGAGGATCTGCTTGTAGATAGAGGTGTCCTGTGTGCCGTTGGCGTAGTCACGATTTTTTTCAAACTCGTAGAAACGTCTGTTTAGAAGAGACGAAGAGTCCTGGTAGGTACCCCACTGACCCATGATAGCGTTGGCAAAGGCTTGACCATACGAATTACTTTCCTTTACTTTTGGCTCCGCAAATGGATCTGGGAAGTTTCCGTATACGCCTTTGTTGTCGCTATAGTTCATTACAACATGATTGTGCTATTTGCAAATATAACAATTTTCACTTCCGAAGAGTAGACGGCCCACCAGCGTTGTACTTGTACCTGCGGAAGAATTTTTTTTCGCTGAAATCAGTTTTCTTGACCTTGCGTTTTTCTTTCTGAGCTGCCAGCAAAGCCAAACCTGAGCTGATAGATAAGTCGTACTTCGTTCGGTTTGTGATCTTGAATTGTATCCAGTCTTCGAGTGTTCTGTTAAGATACATCTTTCCCATCTCTCCTTCCTCATTGTACCCCACATACTGGTGGATGTAATCTTCGATGGCTTGAGCATGAGCTTGCAAGACGTCTTGCGAGTTAGATGGGATACCTTTTGTTTTCACATTGATAGAGCTCGAGGTGGACTTAAGGTGGTCAGGTCTATCAAGAACATACCCGTCATATCCACGCTCTTCAAAATATCGGACGATCCCATACTTGTTGTTCTCTATCAACAGGGGGTACCCATAAAAAAACGAAGCCATCAAAATGTCCTCGTAGAAAATCTTAGCCATAGGGGGCCTGCTGATATACTCCGCCACAAAGATGTTCGAGGGATGCTGCATGTTGAATTTGTTGTACAGGTGGCATGCGCCCTTAGACCCCCTCCCATCGACAGTAGCATCCAGGTCATAGCTATCCACGCCCCCACAGCCTAAGGAGCTGTTGGGGGCTATCATCTTACCTCGTGACTCTTCTCTTTTGTTTCTCAAAGCAGGTGGTGGCATCCACGCTACACGCCACCTACCGTTTCTCATGGGGCGAAAGACAACCTCTGTGTCACGCCTCCCATCTTTCCACACGAAGTTGCCTTCAACGACAGGGTTAGGATACAGCATATCGTTATGCTCTATCTGGTCGTAGATCTTAGAAATATCGAAGAGGCTCCCTTCTATAGAGTCACGGAAAGCCTCCTCAGGAGAAAATGGGAACTGCCTGATAAACTCATTGAGCTCTCTCGTATCAGACTTCATAGCTGACCTTTCGTTTTTTAAAAACGTTCTTGAACCAAAAGCGATAGGCTCACCATCCAACCCCTCGATAGGGGCCGCAGGATCTTCTTTCACAGCGTTTCCATGCTTGTCGAAGAAACCCTCTAGAGCTTCGTCGGCAGGGACGAAGATGCGATACAAGCCACTCACCGTTCTTCCGTTGGCATTGCGAGATTGTGGGTCGCTGTCCTCCCACAGCTTTTTGTATTGCTTGCCTCCCTTGTCTAAGGGGTTGACAGTAGATCCCACCAAAGCATTTCCAATGATCTTTCTACCTACAATCAGACACGTCCTCTGTATGCGCCATGCCTCCCTGATATCTGTGGGCTTCTCCCACTTACCCGCCTCATCGAGATACAGGATATGTAGCTTCTCTCCGTCGTAAGCGTTGTTGGTGGTGTTCTTCCAGTTGATGACTGTATTCAAGGCATCACCTTTGAACGAGGTCTTGTTGTTTTTGGTGATCCTTTTCGAAGGTTCACGAAAGGCAAGCTCGACACGAGGGTTGGTCGTACCGTCTTGGATGGGTTTGAAAAAGAAAGGGTAGTGCCGAAACATCTGCACCACCTTTTTCATGAAGATGTTTTCTTGTGCGTCTTTTCCCGTCTTCGACTGGATGCCGAGAAGTTTATCCTTAATCTGCGTAGCCTCATCGACCAGGACTGAAGAGCAGATATTAGTGTATCCAGAACGGCGACACTTAGTGTAGAGCTGACCCATACAACGTGGGTCCACCTCACACGCAGCCATGTGTAGAAAAATTTCACGCTGAAAAGCAAGGTACGAAGGATAGCCTATGTCCATCTTCGTCCATTGCAGCATCATGTAGTGCCTGCCCGTAATATATGTAGGGACACCAGCGTTGAAAAACCAAAAGCCGTCACGCCGACGGCGAAACTCTTCTTCGATATACGGACGAAACTTTTCTCGAAACTCCCTAGGCATCTCCCCCCACTCATCCATAGAACGAATCCTAGACAGCTCCTCTGGCATAGGAACCCTCTGCCACAACTGCAACTCGTTTGCGGCTCCATGTCCAACAATTTTCTTTTCGGGCGGCACAGCGGGAAGTGTAATGACCAACCCACCGATCTCAATACTTTCACCTTGCGTACCGTTGGGGCAAATGCAGACAGACAATTCATCATAATTATCGACCTTGACCAGCATATGCCTTTACGTAGTTTTTAGACTTCTTGTTTTTAGAATGGTTGTTCTTAGAGTGAACACCTTTTCTTCTAACCCTCTTCTTTTCGACCTTGACGCTTAGCTTTTTCATTTAATTTTTCGTTTCGTCTTTCTATCGTTTTGATCCTGTGACAGTTTGCACAACGTATCTCACATTTTCTCATCTCTTTCTTGATGGCCTCAATAGAGTAAGCGCCATTGGTCATGTCAGAAATGTTGTGCGACTTGTCTTTTACATGATCGAACTCTAGTACCAGTGGATTAGATTCTCCGCAGTCGATGCACTTGTGCAGTCTTTTGACTCTTTGCACGTAATCTCTTGCCCATCGCCTTTGTGACCTGTTCCACTTCTTTGCCTTTTCCTTGTACTTCGTACTATGCTTTTGATAGTACCTTCTATGATATTCTCTTTGATATTGTCTTCTTTTTTCGGGATCCTTGAAAGGCATCAGTCACCCGAATCTTTATTCCAAGACTCCTCCCAAAACTTGTGGCGTACTTTATTTCTTTCATAGACTACCTCCTTCCAATCATTTAGAGTATCTCTCAGCGAAACCTCCTGAGTAGTCTTTGTCTTCTGCAATTGATCCATTGTTCGTAAGGTCTTTGATCATTTGTTCAAGCCGCTGGCGCTCTACCAAAAGCTCTTTGCAGTCCGTAGCTGTCTGCTTGATCGATTGCAGCTCAGCCTTCCTTGCGCTACCGTTGATATCTGGGTCTACGGGTTTTTTGATTTCATCAATCATGTTATTGATTGCCGTTTCCATAGACTTCATCAATCGCTTGGCAGCTTCAATCGTTGTGAACTTCGACATAGGTGATGTCTTGTACACGCATTCTATAGACAACGTCGTCGTTGTCTAATTTAATCTTGTAGTCAGCACTCTTTTCAAATCCTACGATATCTCCAGGATTTACGTCTTGCTCCTCTAACTCAGGATGCGGTGTGTAGACCTCAGCGATATCTCTAACCTCTGGGTTGAGGTCGGGAATGATAATCCCTCCCTCAGTCTTTTCCTCCTCCTTGGTTTGGTCTACAGGTAAAACAAAAAGCCAGTCGGCAAGCATATGAAGTTCCTGTGTGTCTTTTGTTCTGTATGCAATAGCCTGACTTAGCTGTCCATGCTTTTCATTGTACATACACATATACAGATCATCTCCAATATCGTCTGAGATTTTGAGAGCACTGTTTGTTGTGACGTGATGATGAAAGATTAAGGTGTCTCCCTTCTGGGCGTCTCCGCTATACCTCAGGGGAACAGAAACGATTTCTCCATATGCTATTCTATTTTCAAACTCGTGCCACTTAGAATCTAAGTAGATCTCTTTCCCGCCCACCTCTATAGTATCGTTTACTGTTTTGGGTACTCGTACAATGAAATGATGTAAGGCTTTCATGTAATTAAAATTTGCAATCGTATTCGATAAGGACAGGCTGATTCTCTATCGTTTTCCAAAGCATGGTAGAGTTCTCGTCCTCTACGTAGACTTCGTATCTACGCACGCTGTACTTGTACATCGATCTCTCGTCTTCTACGATCATGCTTATCCTCGAATCACCTGCACGCATACCCACGAAGTATGCCATAGCATCTTTAGGGTTTGGCCCTACAACAATCTTTCTTATGATATTGGCCACTGTATTTAATTTAAATTGATGCTGTTAAGCCAATCATCTTGATCTCTTCTGCTGGCTTCGTATGCGCTGTCAAGTATACTAACTAATTCGTGAAAAGCCACATCGTCTTTGACAGACCAAGAATACCCTGCTGTCACCTCTTC